CTCAAAGCGCATCGGCTCGGTGCCCCAAGTGCCGAGCTCTAAAAGGATTTGGCCAGCTAGGGCAAGGTATGCTGGCGCTCTGCCGCCCAGGATTTGCCGTAGGAGCTTCGCTATCTCGCCGCTCACGAGGCACGCCCCCTGCCCCTTGTCAGACGACTCCTCAAGGGCATCGCGCAGGGCCTTGACCGATGGCATGCCTGCTATGACTTGCTCGCCCAAGGCGGTTGACAGGGCTTTCATAGGCACGTCTTTGCCGCATGCCGAACCAGCAACGCCCAAGACGTACAGATGGCTTGTCATGCCGTTCCAATGCCATCGCCTACCAGCTAGGGTGGCTCCTAAGGCCAAGGTGGCCCCGGTGGCAAGCCCAGGCTGCCAAATGCGGCATTTGCCGCGCAGGTGGCGAAGAAAATGCCTCGCAATGTCGCCCTGCTCGGCCAACAGAACGGCCAGCTCCTCGCGCTCCTCGTCCTCGAGGAACGGGTCTGGTTTTGGTTTTAGTCCTTCAGGCTTAAGGTCTGCATCGTCATCGATCACGATAACTTCATTGCGCTCCTCTAAAAGATACCCGTGGGGCCTTCCCTGCGGGTCTGGGGTATCGATGGCCGACAAAATCTTATGGCGCAGCTCTTTCTCGGTCCACGGTGGGTGGCAACCCTGATTCCAGCCCTGCATCGCCAAAAACGCATCTTGCTCACCCAAACCAAAACCCTGCGTCATCGCACGGGCAACGCAAAGGGCCTGGTTGTGGCCACCAGCGCCCGAAACGGCAGGACGGCAGCGCGCAGCGTACCGTTCAGCCTTCTCGCGCAAGCTCAGGTCGCTCACAGGGCGCTGCAACAGGGTCAGGCTGCCTGGGCTAGGGGTGGGCTTCTCGCAGGCCTTACGGACGATTTCAGGAGGGCATGGGGCCACGTCGCCGCCCACGGCTTCGTAGCGTCCACCGTCAGGGCGGAACGAACCAGCGCCCACCACGTAGCCGCCATCGCCGCGCACGTCCACTTTAGGGCCGAGCCTGCCTGCACTATTGGGAATTGTGGTACTAGCGCTGTAGTAAAAATGCCATCCGCCAGACGGTGTTGCCACCGCGTAGGTAGGCGTTGCCGTCACTTCTTCCGGCACGTAGTCGCCATCGATATCGACAACAACAATGCCGCTAAACTTGCCGCACACCACGCCCCAGCCGGTCGGGTCTTGCAACCGCAGCCATGCCTCCACCTGCCTGATGTCATCGGTGTGGCCGCTCAACCAACGCACCAATGGCCGTTTGCCATCCTCGCCACCCACGGGAAAGATGCGCCAGCCTCTCCCCAGCAGGTCTTTTGCCGCCTCCAATAGTTCTTCTTTCATTGTGTGCCCCATTGATTCGCCATTGCCTCTGCAATGCCCTGATACGTTAAGCTTCTGATTTTCCAACGGTCTTTGCTCGGTGGCAACCGATGCACGGTTGGTTTTCGACCGTCAACAATGTTTGTTGGCGCAAGCTTCGGCAGGCCCTTAAGCCACAAACACGTAGCCTTTGTTTCACCGTGGCCAAATTGCCACGGTTGTATGATTTGGTCCGGCTTGCGAATGCGCGACGAAATGACGCTAATGGGATTTTCGAGCGCTATTTTTTGAATCGGTGCGTCAAGCAAAAGACGAACGAAATCAAGCGCATCTGCCTGCTCCTGCTGTTTGTTCTTAAACCATCGCGCACCTGACACGGCCAAATGAGTGCATGGCGGGTGCGCAATCATCAAATCCCAACCGTCGTCGAGAATGTCGCTAACGTCGCCTTCATAATGCGGACCCGGCACATCTGTCGGCAGGAGATCACACGACATTGCGTCGTGCCCACGCCTGATAAATGCGTCGCGTACTCTTCCAGAAAACTCACATGCAACCAAAACTTTCATGCTGTTTCCTCGATTACGGTGCGGTACTGTTTCCAACCTCGGAAGTTGGCGCTTGGCTCGTCAGTTTCCATCGCCATGGCTTGGTGTTCAAATGGCGACCAATGGCCATCCTCCTTAAGACGATTGTGTAACTGCCAGTCCTGGTTGAACGTGCTTTTCTTGCCGTGGTTCATGTAAGAAACCCTTGCAGCCCTAGCCACGCTCTGCGCCATTTGCTGGATGGTGGTCTTGCTCGGGTCTGCATACGGAAAATGCCAGTCCCCAGGGTGCAAAATAGCTGGTTCACTGCTGTAGATGGCTTGTTGCATCGCCAGGGCAAGCTTGCCCATCTCATGCTGGGCACCGGCCCCTGGCAGCCTAAGCTTAAAGAAGTTTTCCCATTCGGTGCTGGTCACCAGCACCTTGGTCCACATAAATGGTTCGAGCAAACGGTTGGCGAGCTCCTTGTGCACGCCAAGGTGCTCAAGCCACTCATGGTGCTTACAGGCGTCATTTAGGGCCTGCCGCCATGCTCGTTCGCTGGCCCCTGCATGGCTTGCATCGAGCGCCTCGCCACCCTGCATTCCCTTTTGATTGCGTGGCCATTCGCTGGGAACGTAGGGGTTCTCCAGCACCTGTGCACGCAGCGTCTTAAGCGGAATGGCCCTCGACGATGCGCTGTTGCGGCTAAAACAGCGGTGCGTGTTAAGTTGAGCCACCAGCCACTTGGGCATGGTAAGCTCTAGGGTTGTGATGCGTGTGGTGCAGATCGAGTCTGCTATAACTTCAGCCTTCATGGTGGTAACACCCGTCCTTTGCCGGCTTGCTTGGCCACTTGCGTTTGCGATTCTTCTCAAGCTTTGCGTGGATAACCTTCTCGGGCATCAGCCCAAGGTCTTTAATGGCTTGCCAGCAACGCTCGGGCAGCCCGACCGGCATACCGCCAAGCGCCTCGCATTGCGTGGCCAAGAAGAACACGTCAGCCAACTCTTCAGCGGCCTCGGCGCATTCTTTGACAAGGTGGTTGCCAGCCCCCTTTAGTTCAGCGTCAGGAAACTGACGGCGCTGCCAGTCTCCAATTTCAATTTGCAGGCACTTAAGCAGTGCTGAGTCTTCAATTCCTAATTCTGGTTTCATGCTTCCACCTCTAGTCTTTCTTTCAATTCGGCAAGCATGCGTGCCCTAGTTGCGCGCACCGCCTCTTTACTAACACCCTGACTCTTGGCTACTTCGGTCAGGTCGCCATGGTCGCTGGCCGCCAGGCGCACCAGCATGTCTCCCAAGCCAACGCTCTTGGCTGTATTGCGCTCTGCTAGCAGCTTGGCCACCTCACGACGCACTGCGTCTAACAGCCGTGCGTTGTCAGGGTCGGGCATGTCTGCCGCCAGTTGCAACACTTGCTCGTCGTCGTCCAAGTCTGCGTGCTGCACCTGTTCTCTCGATGCACGCTTGCCCATCGCATAGTGCATTTCCAGATGCTTCTGCTGCATGTGACCATCCTTGCAAAGCAACCACGTCCAATTCTTTAGGCTCATTTCTCTCGTGTCATCGTAAGAGCGATAGGCCTCCACGACACGCATGCGCAACTCTTGCGCATATTCATCCTGCCAGTGCCGGCCCCACTTCTTTGCCAGCTTTGTTACCAGCGGCTCGCAAGCTGCCAGCCATTCAGTTTCAGAACGGTATTTCTTCGTCATCGGCCATCCCCTCCTTTTCAAATCCCCAAGCAACCACTCTGGCGTATTTGCCATCTTGTTTCACCCGTATGGTTTTCGGTTCCCGTAGGAACGAAAGCTTTCCCAATGCGTCTGCTACGGTCATCGGCGTTACCATCCCCCTAGTGTGCAACTCCCACCAGCGCTCGGCCATATGCCTCGCTCTGCCGGTGTGCTCCAAGCAAATGAACTCGCTTGCAACCGCTTGGATGCTTTTATGGTTAAAATAGTCAACGCGCAACATTTTTTGCTCGGTTCGCTGAGAAAAATATTCGCAGATTTTTCTTTCATCGATTTCAATGACCTGCGGCTGCTTGCTGATGATGTCTAGGCTTGACGCTTGAGCGTTGGCTTTGCGTGTTTTAGTCGGTGGCGGGAATTCATGACTGCAATGCTCGCACAGGCGCTTCGACACAAACACTTCAGCATAGCAGGATGGGCACACCTTTAACGGTACGTTCCGGTCGCTACTCGGGTGCGGTGTCTTTATGCGGATGTCGTCAATAGGACCATGACGCGCCGTGTTGCCGCCGTAATCAAAAACCAAACAGTCCGTTTTGTTTTGGGCAATTCTCATGCCTCGGCCCACAACCTGCACCCATAATGAGGGGGACTGTGTCGCTCGCACTACAAACAGCGCATCGGTCTGCGGGGCGTCGAAGCCTGTGGTGAGCACATCGCAGTTAACTAGGCATCGCAGGCTGCCATCCTTGTAAGCCTTTAGAAACCTTGAGCGTTCACCGGCAGGGGTGGCACCGGTCACCATCTCACAACTTACGCCGGCCATGCGGATTGCGTTGCGGAGGTGCGCTGCATGTTCAACACCGCAGCCAAACACAAGGCAGTGCTGGCGCTTGCTGCCAACCAGGTCTGCCACAACAGCATCGGTAACGGCGTCAACGTCCGCTGCCAGTTCGAGGTCTTTGGCAACGTATTCGCCTTGGCTGGTGCGGACACCAGCTAGGTCAATGGCTGCGGTCGCTCGGCCTGGAAGCATCGGACTCAGAAAGCCCTCGGCGATCAAGCGCTTCACGTCGATGCGGTAGGTAATCGAATCGAACAGCCTGTCCTTGCCTTGGGTCAGCATGCCTTGGCCCAGACGGTAGGGTGTAGCGCTTAGGCCCAGGATGCGAATGTGCGGGTTTTTGTCCCGAAGCGCGCTAATGAGCTTACCATATTGTCCATTAGACTTTGGCGACACCAAGTGCGCTTCGTCAATGATAAGCACGTCAATGTGGCCAAGCACCGCAGGCTTACGGTACAAGCTCTGGACGCCACCCACGGTGATCTTGCGAATCTGCTTCTTGCCCAGCCCTGCGCTGTAAATGCCAACATCTGCTTGGGGCCACACACGCCGGATGGCCTCTGCATCTTGAGCGATGAGCTCTTTGCGGTGCGTTATCACGGCCACCCTGCCGTTATGCTCGCCAGCCACCCATTGACACACTGCGCCAAGGATTGCGGACTTGCCAGACCCGGTAGGGGCCTCGATTAATTGGTTGCCGCCACCGCCAGCCCAGTAGGCCTTAATCTTGGCAACGGCTTCTTCCTGATACCATCGTAGTTTCATGTCTTATACTTAGATGTCATTCGCAAAAAACGCAACCGGTCGGTTGACATTTTGTGTGTTTGCCTCCTATTAACACAGCAGGAGGTGACGGATGAAAATCGTCAATTTACAGGAGCGTCTGCAAGAAGCCACACTAAACATTGTGGTCTACGGGCAGGCAGGGGCTGGCAAGACCAGCCTGATAAAAACATTACCAGGAAAAGTTTTAGTGGTCAGCGCGGAAGCAGGTTTGCTGTCTCTGCGTGGCTTCGATGCCGATGTGGCAGAGGTGGCCACCGTGGATGACTTGCGTGCGGTGCACGGTGTGCTGGCTAAAGGCGGCCATGGCTATGACTGGGTTGCAGTCGATAGCCTGTCGGAAATTGCGGAATTGGTGCTGGCCGCTGAGAAGGCCAAGACACCAGACCCTCGCAAGGCTTACGGCACGCTAGTGGACCAAATGATGGCCGTCTGCCGTGCATTTCGTGAGCTGCCCATCAACGTCTATATGAGCGCCAAGGCAGAGCGCGTAAAAGACGAGGGCACAGGCAGGCTCATGGAGGTGCTGTCAATGCCTGGGGCCAAGCTATCTAACCAGATTCCGTATTTGTTCGATGAGATATTCCGGCTGGCAGTCGGCAAAGACCGTGACAGCGGAGAGATCATTCGGATGCTGCAAACAGCGCCGGAGCCTACGTCAGATGCCAAGGACCGCAGTGGTCGCTTGGACCAATACGAACCCGCCGACCTCGGAGCCGTGGTCAGCAAAATCAAAGGAGAGTGAGCATGTTCGCAGATAATGAAAATGATTTTGACTTTGCTTCATTGAACTTGGAAGAGGTCACCCTTGAGGACTACAGCAATATCCCCGATGGGGAGTATAACGTAATCATTGAGTCGGCAGAGGCCAAGCCGCACGCCGATGGTCATGGCAAACGGTTGTCGTTCAAGGTGCGGCTGCTGGATGGCCAGTATCGTGGGCGTACGCTGTACGATGGCTTGTCAGTTGTGCATCGCAACGAAATGGCCCAGCAGATTGCGCTGCGCAAATTGAAGACGCTTATCGAAGTGTCTGGCGGCAAGGCGCAGAAGCCTAGCGATTTGGTTGGCGTCGAGGTGGTTGCCAAAATTGGTATGTCGAAGGGTGGCAACGGCTACGAGCCTAAGAACGAGGTCAAGGCGTACAAGCGCGGCAAAGTCGTTTCCGCACCGCAGTTTCTCGGGGGTAAGTGATGGCACGCGCTATAGACGATATCTACGAGGAGCTGATGGTCGACCATGCCCTGCGGGTGGAGGAAGTTGCCAGCAGAGCAGAGGTCGGGGTCAGCACAACCAAGCTTGCGCTAAAGAAGCTCTTGGAAGAGGGCAAGGTGCAGCGGGAGCTTATTCGCCAAGGCGGCGCGGGTCGTCCAGCCTGGTTTTATACGAGGCTACCTAATGGATGACCGTTTTATCGGTTACCTGCTAAAAGGCGATATCCGGCTGTTCAGGCCGGATCGCCTTAAGGCGGTTAGGGTAGCCCACAACAAGTCGCAAACAGAGATTGGCCAAGTGCTTGGTGTTTCGCACCAGACGATTGCGCAATGGGAGTTGGGCAAGTCTTGGCCAAGCAACGAAAACGCACAGAACCTTATGAGAATCCTCGGGGTCGATGGGCCTCGGGTTTTTGTTAAGCTTATGGAGGTAGTAGAAGATGAGCTGGAGCATTCCCAAGAAAATTAGGCGTAAGTATCTTGACGCCAATGGCAACAAGCTGCCCAGCGTCACCGAAATCCTCGGTGGCTTGGGTTGGAACCGTGAAGTGCTTATGGGTTGGGCCAATAAGATTGGTCGCCAAGGGCAGACCATTAACGAGGTGCGCAACCCGAAGGCCGATGCCGGTACGCTGGCGCATCACCTGATTGAATGCGAGTTGACAAACGTGCCGTGGAAAGAAACGCAAGAGTTTTGCGAGGCAGCAGAGGATTTGCAGGTCAAAGCCATGCGGGCGTTGGAGGTCTGGAATGAATGGTGGAAAGGGCGAGAGGCAGACGGCTGGGAAGTCGTAGATGCTGAGATTGCAATGCAGGATGACGATGCTGGCTTTGCCGGTACGTGTGACCTTATGCTGCGTGACCCGAATGGCGAGCTAATTGTTGCAGACATTAAGACTGGTTCACCACATGCTGAAGCCATCATACAAATGGCGGCCTATGGTATACTGTACGACGAAACGCCTAAATATGCTCTATTAATCCATGTGCCCACGGATAGCCGGCCAGTAACCTGCCACTTTGCCAGTGATGACACGTTGCGTCAGGCAGAGGAAATCTGGGAGAATCTGCTGAATATCTCAAAGTACAAAAAGGCTTGGGCAGCCATCGGGAAGAAGATGTACGCCGACACGCCCAAGCTTGAAGAGCCAAAGAAAGCGAGTCCGTTTTGACGAAACAGGTTGACCTTATAAATGCTGTAACAATAGGCGTCGACCCTGGGCGTATTACGGGCTGGTGTGTTGCGGTCAATGGCAAGCCGGTGGCGTGGGGGCAGGGTGAGGCTGAGAAGGCCGCAGATTCGATTCTGGAGGAGATACTCGGCTTGGATGAACCTGTGACCCTTGTGCTTGAGAGCGCCTTTCAGGGGCGCTTTGGGGCCGGCGTGGCGGTAGCGTTTCGAGCAGGGCTTGTCCTTGGCATCCTGCGCGGGGGCTTGCCCCAGTACAGCACGGTGATCAAGTGCCCTGCAACGCAATGGCGCAGGGCCTTGGGTTGGCCAAAGCTCAAACGCAAAGAGGCTAAACAATACGCGATGCGTACAGCCTTCGAGCTGACCAACGATGCCGAAACGAAGATGGCTACCAGGGAGCATGTCGCAGAAGCCATTTGCATGGCTGTTGCGGCGCAGACGCTGGAGGCGGAAGGGTAAAAAAAAGAACCCCCACTACAGGTGGGGGTTCCCAAAAACACACACGTAACACTAGGAGGTGGCGGTAGCCACCTTCTTTATAGGTGGCCTGCTATTGGTTTGTCAACTGGTCCTCTTGCATCTTCTCATAGACGATATTGCGCACCATGGCCCTAGCCTCTGCATCTCCACCCGCCAACAATCGCTGAATGGTGCTCATCTCGTTTTGGGTTATTTTGCCTTGCGACTCAAGCTGGCTGATTGCCTGATTCAATTGCTTGTCTGTTAGCTCAACCATGCTTTCAATTGGCTCAAGAGCTGATCGCATTTGCTGCTTTGCAAACTCTTGGCCCTCGCCTGCCCTCGATGCGATGTCCGCAACATTTTCCTGTGCATCCTCAACGGCTTGGTTTGCTAAACGCAATTGCTCGTCTGCCAGCGGTGACGGCGCAGCGTCAAACGCTTCTTTGGCTTGCCGTTGCGCCTGCTGCGCCTGCTGCAGGGTTTGTTGCGCTTCCTCAAGGGTTTGCTGTTTTCTTCCTATGGTTTGCGCAAACTCGCTGGCACCAACATCAAAAATCCCAGGCTCTTGCAGCCTGGCAAGCTTTTCTTGT